TACGATATCTCTGATGATTGTACATACAAATCTAAGAGAAACTATACCCTTAATCATCTTATTGAGAGAATCAAAATCTACAATGAAGAAAATTTCAACTATGAAATAATAACTATCCAATTAAAAAAATGATAGAAGACGATTTTTATGCAACACTTAAATTAAAATCAGGAGAAGAAATCTTTTGCAAGGTGGCTTCTACTGAAGAAGAAAATGAAACTATTTTACTAGTTTCTAATCCTATTATAGTATCTGAAGTTAAAGGAAAAGTAGGAATTGTAGGTTATAAAATAGAACCTTGGTTAAAAACCACAACAGAGGATATGTTTTTAATTAATATAAAAGACATACTTACTATGTCTGAATCAAATGATGTAGAAATGATTACCATGCATGAAAGTTTTGTCAAAAGAAATAGTTTTCATGGGGATGGGAGTAGTAAATATAAACTTGATAGAAAAATGGGTTATATAGCTAATATTAATGATGCTAAGACTATTTTAGAGAAAATATATAAAAGTAAGTAGCTATTTCTTCTGAACCTCCACAGAGTTATTCTACTTGGTTTTTGAAACTTGTCAAGTAGGCATTTAAATGTTATACTATCTACATAGTAGTGGTAATGATTTATGCCGATACAACCAGGTAAAACTATGGCTCGTCGAAAAAGATCGGAGCACTATGTAAACAATAAAGAATTTCTTGCTGCTCTAATACGATATCGTGAGGATGTTGAGATTGCACGACTGCAAGATAAAACTAAACCAGTGATACCAAGATACATAGGTGAGTGTTTCTTAAAGATTGCTAACCATTTATCATTCAAACCAAACTTTGTTAATTACATGTTCAAGGAGGACATGATCTCTGATGGAATCGAAAATTGCGTTCAATACATACATAATTTTAATCCTGAGAAATCCCGCAATCCTTTTGCATATTTTACGCAGATTATACATTATGCATTTCTCCGCAGGATACAAAGGGAGAAACGTCAGTTAGAAATTAAGAATAAGATTATTGAGAAGTCTGGTTATCAAGAAGTATTCGATGATAATAATCAGATTGACGGATCCAATTATGCGGAGTATAATTCTATTAAAGATGCTGTGCATTCTAAATTGCGTAATTAATGAAAGTTGCAATTATAACGGATCAGCACTTTGGGTGTCGTAAAAATTCTAAACTTTTTCACGATTATTTCCTAAAGTTTTACAATAATGTTTTCTTTCCTACATTAGAGAAAGAGGGTATCACTACGGTTATTGATATGGGTGATACCTTTGATAGTAGAAAGGGAATTGATTTTGCTGCACTGACATGGGCTAAGGATCATTATTTTGATCGACTGAGAGGTATGGGTATTACTGTCCATACTATAGTTGGTAATCATACAGCCTATTATAAGAATACTAATGAAGTAAATGCCGTTGATTTATTATTACGTGAGTATGATAATATTAAAGTATATTCTGAAGTATCATCTATAATGGTAGGTGGTTGTAATATTACTCTTGTACCTTGGATCAATAGTGATAATAAAGAGATGAGTGTAGGATTGATTAATAAGTCAAGATCTCCTGTGTGTATGGGACATCTTGAGTTGAATGGATTCAAAGCAACTCCAGGTCATATGATGGAACATGGAATGCAATGGGATATATTTAAGAAATTTAAAAAGACATTCTCTGGACATTATCATTGTAGATCAAATCAAGATAATATTTACTATCTTGGTAATCCTTATGAGATGTTCTGGAATGATGTAGATGATGAGAATAGGGGATTCCATTTATTTGATACAGAGACATTAGAACATACACCAGTCAATAATCCATATAGACTTCATAAGATAATCTATTATAACGATCAAGATTATCAGTTGTTTGATGCAAGAGAATTAGAAGATAAGATAGTTAAAGTAGTTGTAAGAAAAAAAAGTGATCAAGTAAAATTTGAAAAATTTATCGATAAGTTGTATAATGCTAATGTGGCTGAGTTGAAGGTCGTGGAGAATTTTATTCTTCATGATGCAGAAAACTTTGAAGCCTTTGAATCTGAAGATACCCTCTCCATCCTTAATAGGTATGTAGAGGAAGCACAAGTTGATTTAGATAAGTCAAGGATTCAGAAAATGCTTCAAGATAATTATCAAGAAGCTTGTGAGTTAGTGTGATGTTCATATTGACTATCTCAGGTAAGGAAAAGGAGGGTGCATATGCGGTAACTGATAAAAAAGGAGGACAAATTTTATATATTTTTGAACAAGAAGATGATGCAGACAGATATGCTATGATGTTGGAGGATGATGGATATCCTGATATGACGGTAGTTGAAGTTGATGAAGATTTAATGATTAAAACTTGCCATATTCACGGTCATGAATATGCAATCATTACTAAAAATGACATTGTGATACCACCTGAAGAACATGATTACATTTGAAAAAATACGCTGGAAGAACTTTTTATCTACTGGCAATCATTATAGTGAAATAAAATTTAATGAACATGCAACCACTTTAATTATTGGAACTAATGGTGCAGGTAAGAGTACTGTATTGGATGCTCTTACTTTTAGTTTATTTGGTAAACCATTTCGTAAGATTAATAAAGCACAGTTAATCAATACTGTTAATGAAAAAGATGCTAGGGTTGAAGTAGATTTTTCTATTGGGGATATTGGATGGAAAGTGATAAGAGGAATAAAACCAAATATATTTGAAATTTGGAAAGATGGTAAGTGTTTAGATCAATTTTCTAATGCCAATGATCAACAGAAGTGGTTAGAACAAAATGTTCTTAAAATGAATTATAAGTCCTTTACTCAAATTGTAATTTTAGGATCTACTAATTTTGTTCCTTTTATGCAACTGACAGCCACTAATAGAAGAGAAGTTATTGAAGATTTATTAGATATAAAAATATTTTCCTCAATGAATAATTTGATTAGAGATAAGATTAAAATAGTTAGAGATGAAGCAAGGACTTTAGATTTAAAAAAAGAGTCCTTGAATGATAAAGTAGAGATGCAAACTAATTGGATTAAAGAATTAGAATCACAAAGTAAGGGAAGAATAGATGATAATCAGCAAAAAATTACCACTCTTTTTACAGAGTCTGATAATTATGTGTCAGTGAATGAACAACTAGAAAATAATGTATTTGATCTTACTAAACAGCAAGAAGCAGTAACAGGTGCTACAGAAAAGTTGCGTGAGTTGGGAAATCTTAAAGGTAAAATATCTAATAAAGTATCTACCATTACTAAAGAGCATAAGTTCTTTACAAAGAATACGGTTTGTCCTACTTGCACACAAGCCATTAATGAGGACTTTAGACTAAATAAAATTGACGATGCTCAAACTAAAGCCAAAGAGTTGCAATCTGGTTATAAAGAACTAGAAGAAGCAATTAAAAATGAAGAAGAGCGAGAGCATCAATTCACCACTTTATCCAAGGAGATTACTAACTTAACGCATGGCATTTCTAAAAACAATACTCGCATTTCTGGATGTCAACGACAGATCAGAGATTTGGAATCGGAGATTCAAACACTTACCGAACAACTTGCAAACAGAAATACTGAGCATGAGAAATTAGAATCTTTTCAGAATAAGTTAGCAGAAACATATGAGGCACTAGCTTCTAAAAAAGAAACCATTCAGTACCATAACTTTTGTTATGGGTTACTTAAGGATGGTGGAGTTAAGTCCAAAATCATAAAGAAGTATCTACCACTGATCAATCAGCAGGTGAATAGGTATCTTCAAATGATGGACTTTTATATTAACTTTACATTGGATGAGGAGTTTAACGAGACTATTCAATCTCCTATCCATGACAATTTTTCTTATTGCTCCTTTAGTGAAGGAGAGAAGATGCGTATCGACCTAGCACTTCTATTCACATGGAGGGAGGTAGCACGGTTTAAAAATTCTGTCAACACCAACCTTCTGATCATGGATGAGGTGTTTGATTCCTCACTTGATGGGTTTGGAACGGAAGAATTCCTTAAGATTATACGTTTTGTCATCAAAGATGCTAACGTTTTTGTCATAAGTCACAAGACAGGTATGGACGATAGGTTCGATAGTGTGCTAAAATTTGAGAAAGTAAAAGGATTCAGCAGGTTAACCTCATGATCGGAATTGTTGGTAATGGTTTCGTGGGCAATGCAGTTTACCAGAACGTAAGAGATAAAGCTCCAACCAAGGTCTATGACGTAGATTCCAATAGATCTTTCAATACTCTAGAAGAGGTTCTAGATCAGCAGTACATTTTTGTCTGCCTTCCTACTCCTATGAAAATGGATGGGAGTTGTGATTTATCTATTTTGGATAGTTTCTTTGCTGGTATCAAGCAGGAAGAGTATGTTGTTAAAGATACTGTCTTTATCATCAAGTCTACTGTTCCTATTGGAACCACCAAAGCATATGCTGAGAAGTATGAGTTTCTTACTATTGCTCATAACCCAGAGTTCCTCACTGCTAGGAATGCTGTGGTTGATTTTAAGAATGCAGAGAGAACTGTAATAGGTGGAAATCAATATGCTACTAGAGATGCAGCTAATTTTTATTGGAGATATTTTCATGAAACTCCAGTTATTACAATGACCTCTGATGAGAGTGAGGCAGTGAAGTATTTCTCTAATACCTTCTTGGCTTATAAGGTAGCATATTTCAATAAGATATATGATATGTGTGAGAAGGTGGGTATGGATTATAAGAATGTGGTAGAGGGTGTGACTGCTGATAGTAGAATTGGCACATCACATACCAGAGTACCTGGTATTGATAATGATAGGGGTTTTGGTGGAACTTGTTTTCCAAAAGATCTTAATTCTCTGATTGTCCAGATGGAAAAGGAGGGTCTCAATGCTGATATGTTTAGAGAGATCTGGAAGTATAACCAAGAGATCCGTACTGTTATTGATTGGACGGTAACATGAAACTAGAATTTTATGAAGGTAGGAAAGTATTGATCACAGGACATAAGGGTTTCATAGGAAGTCACTTGTGGAGTTTTACTCCTTCTCTCCTT